CCAAAGCTGTACCGTTCGCGGGACTTGTAGCGCACGTTACCGGTGTCGAAGTCACCATCCATAGAGTTGTTCAGAGCAGTACGCTCGAAGTGCTTCAGGCCGTTTGGCACATCAGTCATCAAGAACCAAGCATTGCTGTCGGTCAAGAAGTGGTTGATGGCATAGCCTTCAGGGATCGAACCGTTGTTCTTCAAAGCATTGATATCGTTATCGGTAGTGCCAACGCGGAGGTTGGTTTCCAACAGACGGGTAGCAACGAATTGCAGAGCAGGCGGAACAATCATCTTACGTGGCTTGGCAGCGATCAGCAGACCGCGCTCATCAGTCCATGCGGCGATTTGGATCACAGCATTTTCCAGTGAGGTTTCGTTCAAGTCAACGCCAGTTGTCGGGCTATTGTAGTTAACGCCGCCATTGACGAGTGGATGACCCACACGAGCGCTGGAAGAGTTGACACCGAACAACGAAACACCGTCACCGCCGAGGTACGAACCGCTGAAACCGTTATTGATAACGCCAGCTGCTTTAACCTGCTTGGTGTAGGCCATAGCGCGTGCCAGACCTTTGGTGTAACGAGCCGACAGGCTATCGTACAAGTTATCTTCGACTGCTTCTTCAGTGATCGAGAAACCCAGAGCAATAGTCTCGTGGCTGTAACGTGCAGTGAAGGCTTCTTGCGCATTGTCATAAGCAATGGCTTGGCCCTCGTTCTTCACTGGTGCAGCACCGAAGCCAGACAGCTTGGTTTCTTCTTCAAAAGAGCGTTCCGATTTCTCGGTTTCGTAGATCTCTTTATGCTCTTCGCCGTAACGTGCATATTCCAGACCGAACAATGCGTTCAGGCCGGGGAGCAGTTCTTTAAGTAGTTGTGCGCGTGAAATTGCCATGATTTAACTCCTTACAGGCCGACAGCAGAGCTGTACGAATGATATCCGGGGTTGAACTTAACCAAAATATCGGTGTAAGCATCGCCAACGGTCGAGAAGCCCTGCATATTCACAAAGCCAACGATACGGAAAGCTGCCGAAGTAGCAACAACGCTAGCAGTAGCAACAACAGCAGTATTTGAATTGCCGGTGGTGGTAGAGCCAGTGCTAGTGCTTTGAACAGCGTTCAAGAACACGTTAGCGCCCAAGTCAGCTTGAACAATAGAGCCAGCAGATTGCACTTGAAACACTGTGCGGTCATCATCAACCACATACGCAGTGATAGTCGTGCCGATAGGGGCAACCGTATTAGCTGGGTAGTAGTTAGCGTAAATGACTTGGCCTTGTGCATTCACATACGAGCAGCCGACAAACACGCCGATAACACCCGTATTAGCCGTACCAGTGGGGAAACCATTGGTTGTAGCATCAGCACCGGTGGAGGTAGCGATTTGCAAGTAGCCTGTAGTTGGGACATACACGAGTGAACCGTTGAAGATGTTCGTGTTGTAACCGGCAGGGTTAATGTTGAACTGACGAGTAGCACCGGCATACGGTAGACCACCCAAGTTATTTACGGCTCGAAAGCCATAGGGAGAAGCAATTGATGCCATGAGGCACTCCTTTATTTAGAACCTGAACCAAAACCCTGTCCGCGACTGGATGTTGACTTACGGTCAGCAAACAGTGGCATCCGAGGATCGCTATTTCGCATAAAGTGGTTGTCCACTGAGTCCATCTGGTTCTGAGCTTGCTTGTTGTAGTACTCATCACGGGACTGCGCCATTTCAGTTGCCATTTTGCAAAGCATGAGGCCACCAATTTCAACGTTTCCTGTTTTTTCACTACCGACGAGCATCAGTTCTGGATGATCTTCAGCTTTTACCGGAACCCAACCTTCGCGCATCTTGCGAGACACGTTAGTAGGATTCGCTTCGCCAAGCAAGTGTGTCATGATCCAACGATATACATAACCCGGCTCTGGAGTCGGGTCGGGCAGCGCCGAAGGTGGCACATATACGGGACGAACATTTTTATCGCGTGACACGATATCACGGGGGGTACGATTAATTTCAGCCATTCTGACGCTCCAATTTAGCTACTTCAGCAGCATATTGCTGCGGGGTTAGTCCATACTTTTTAGCCAACGCAATTTGCGTTGTTGTTAGCTGGATTTTTTTCGTTCCAGAGGAACGAGCCGCAGACGCAACTACTGACGCGGGACGTTTACTGTCACCGGTTCGTGGCTTATCCTCTGCCTCACCGAAAACTTCGGGAAACTTGGACTTCATGCGAGCATCAATTCGCTCGAAATACTCATCGCTACGCGGGTCAACCCCGTTATTGACTAGGTTTTGGTGCAGCCCTAGTGCAAAGCTGGATACATCTTCAAACCCCTCGGCTCCGAACCACTGGTTTTTGGCTTGCCAGCGCAAGGTTTTTTCGTCCGGTTGCACTTGGGGTTGTGCAGGTTGCCTCGTTTGTACCGCACTATCTTCCTGCTGTAAAGTAGTAGGTCGAAAATTCTTTGCGGCAGTAATCTTCATCTTGGCATCAGTAAGCGCTTCTTGCGCCGCAATAATGCCATCAGTATCAAACGCTTCTTGCGCGGTCTTATAGTCACGGCGTGCTTTATCTAACTCAGCTTCTGCTGCGTTCTTAGCCATTTCGCCATACTGCTGTGACCCACTATCTACATACTGCTTGAGTTTTTTATTCTCTGCTTGCATGTGCTGCGCAAGATTTTCAAGCTCTTGCTTCTCGCGCTGGAGTGCTTCTTTAGCTCTGCGTTCGTCGTGACGAGCGTGAGTCAGTTCCTTGATACGCTCTTGCGCACCCTTGGTATAGCTCTCAATCTCATCGTCTGTTGGATCGGCCACTTCACGATTCAGGGGCTTGCGGCCCTTGTCACGTTCAGGTGTGTCGTCGATAACTTCGATTTCAATATCGCCGTCATCTTGTTGTGTAATAACAACATCGTCCTTATTGGATGCGCTGTCTTCGTCTGGGAATTTAAATGCTGTTGCCATTACTACTCCTTAAGCGCGGGTAATTCCGCGAGGGTCTTGAACGACTGCATCGACCATATCGTCGTTGAGCAATCGGAATTCTTTACCGTAGATCTTGACGCGTGTACCTGAGTATGTACGTACAAGGATAAAGTCGCCTTCTTTGCACCAAGCGCCTGTTGGGAACTTAGTTTTGTCTTTGTACGCATCAGGCCCGACCTTGACAACGAACAACACGGTTGTGGCGTGCTCTTCTTGTTTCATGAACGATCCAGCTTTAACGATCAAGGAGTTCTCGAAAGTGTCAACTACGTCTGGTACTGCACAAAGAATTTTCCAACCGGTTGGGTCTGGAAGCTGTCGTGCCTTTTCTTCATCAGTAGCTTCTACCGCCGGGGCTTCGGCTGTCTGAATAGCTTCCGGCAGGGCAAAGCTGCCCGGTTCAAGGTTAAGTTCACTCATCTGATTCTTCCACTTTCTTAGCAAGGTCAATTAGATAGCGCTCCGCAAGGGCCAGACCCTGAATAATCCCGCAGAGTTTTTGATATTGATCGAATGACTGACAGACGCCTGCGGACAGGTCATCTGCATAGTTATTCATATCGGTGCGTATTTGGTCACGTAATACGCGTACGAAGTCTTGAATCATTTAAGCCGCTGGGCCTTTCGGTGGTTGGTTTTTCTGTACCGCTTGTTGGCGGCTCCTAGCGATGTCAATGCCCATCTGGACACCGGCTCGTTCTTGGTCGGCTTGCAACTTAGCATCCGCCTGTTTGATCTGAGAACCTACTCGCAGACCGTCCAATTCCAACTTGCTGTTGAGTGCAGTTTCTTTCAGTTGCTGCTCATCGGCTTTAGCTGCTGCATCAATCTGCTGCTGCTTGGTCTTTAGGTCTAGTTCGCCCTGCTTGATCTTCAACTCGCCTTGTTTGATCTGCATATCCTGCTGCTGAAGCTGGATCAGCGGGTCTTGGGCTTGTTGCTGAGCTTGCTGTTGAGCTTGCTTGGCTTGGCTCTGCTGAAGAACCTGTTGTGCAGCTTGCGCCATCATCCCTGACAGAGCCAGTTCGATTTGCGGTGTCATCTTCTCGTCTTCTGGCGGCAGCGGCATACCCAGTTGCTGCTCAATCTTCTGGCGATAGGCAAAGCCAACGTGCTCAGCGATGTGTGCCTGCATTGCGCCCATGATCTTTGGGGCGTTCGGGTTCTGTCCGACCAACTGCATGATCGTTGGGTCTTGCATCGCAGCCATGTGTACTTTGATATGCGATTCGTGGTCTTGGTAAAAGAATGCCTTGATCGGCTCACCCTTGAGCACGGACATGTTCTCCGTAACTGGGTCTTTTGGCTTCTGGTCGTCCGGTAGGGGCACGAGCTTGTCTGCGTTCTTGATACCCAGAACATCCAACATACCCCGATGCAGCAATGGCAAGTTATAAATCTGCGGAGCCATCTGGGCTAGTTGAATAACTGCCTGATACTGCACAACACGCTGTGACATGGTGGCAGCATTAGGATCCGACACGGGGATTATGTCCACGTGCGAATAATCTTCGGCCTTGGCTTGGCGACCGCCTTTATCTGGCTCGTAATCGTAGTCTGGATCTGTGTAGTCACGGATGATGCCAGCCAATAGGCGCAACTCTTGCTTGAAGCTGTAGTGCAGGCGGGCCTGAACAGCAGACATGACCTTGAGTTGACGCTCTAACAATGCAAGAGTTGTGCCAACCGGTGCATTCGCGGACATGTCCGCGACTTGCATGTCTGCTGTTGCAGCAAAGCGGCGACCTTCTTCAACGATAGAACCTAGCAGCGTGAACAGCACCTGTGATGGCTCTTTGTATGGCAGTGGCAGGATGTTGTCCCGCAGGGCACCTGAGCCAATGTCTACGTCGCGGAATTCGCCCGGAGCGATAGGTGTATCGTCTCCTTTAATCCGAAGTCCCCGCGATTTAAGACCACCGGGGAGATTAGACAGTGTTCCGGCATCAACAAGTTGACGCATGATGGAGGTGGCGGACTTTGCAAATCCGCCGATGAGGTGGAACAATCCGAAGCCGTACGCCCCAAAGCCGGGGATGTACTGGTAGTGAACAAAATGCTGACGCTTGAGTTTGAGGTCGTCGCTCTCAAGCCAGTTCCGCCTAATAGATAAGACCGCATTCGTTCCTTTGATAAGGGTTACTACGTATGGAAGGGCAATACCGGTCGGCTCACCTTCATCATCCAAGTCTTCATAGCCGGACAAGTCCAGATCTACGTGACACTCCAGCAGGATATAGCGCTCATCGTTCAGATCGCTAAAGCCCGTTTCTTTATCCTTGGCCTTCTCAATGCTAGTCTGCTCACGGGTAGGGTCGCCAAGGTCAACGTCACGGTAGAACCCGGCCTGCTGAAGTTTGACAATCTCGTTCTTGGTCTTGCGCATGACATGCGTAAACCGGTAGCAAGTATCCATGTCCGTAGTGCCATAAGGCATGATGCCGTCTTCGGCTGGCACAAACATCGACACCTGACGGCCCAGTGACGGGTCGAAGTAGACCTTTTTGAACGCCGAACCGGTGGCTGGCAGTGACCATAGCATTCGCTCGTGCTCTGGACGAAACTCTTTCATCACATCCGTCAACTCGTAGTTCATGTCGGCTTCGACACGCTGTGCAGCTTGCTGCTTCTGCGGAGTCTCTTTGCCGAGAATCTTTGTGCGTACTGGGCCTGCTGCCGGGAACTGCTCAGTGATAGTCTCTGATTGGAACCTAACAACGGCTTCCGTAATCATGGGGTGGAACACGCCTGACGCGCCATTCCACGGCTCTGTGCGCTCTTCGTACTGGAGGCCGAGCAACTTCAACCCTTCGGTGTACGCCTTTTCCCAGTCCTTGCGGGAGGTCTTATCGTTCTCAATATCAGATGCTAGATCACTAGCCATTGAATCAATCGCAGCTTCGTCCATGTCCTCGGCCAAATTGGCGGAGAAGTCTTCGGACTCAGCTTCGGCCTTGCGTAGTTCTAGCTCGAACCCCGGCCCTTTGATACTAACTTCTTCTGGATCAACGATTTCGATCTCCATTGCTGGTTCGCCTCGTGCCAAGTCGTCAATGCCTTGCGGCTGTTGGTAGAGTGCTTTGTCGATGTTCGTGCTCAAAATGTCACCTCTTTTGTTCGTAGCCAGTCAGCCACGCGTTGAATTTCTGCCGCCGTGGCATTTTGCTTTATTGAATTAGCGCGCATTGAAATTACAGCTATGTTTTCGAGTACATAACCTAAAGCTGGTTTTATTCTATCCAATGACGGGCTACTCGGAACTATACGCCCATTTCCTATAAAATCAAAGGGCGTATTAAACACAGGGCAGTGAGTTCCTGCGATGTCATATATGTCCTGTAACGTTAGCATAAATGGGACGCCTTTAGCTAGTGCACGCTTTCTTGCATTTTGGAAAGTACTGCGTGCCCAATACCGCTTTGGGTCTTTGCTACGGCTTTTAAGCTGCACTCGACGGTATTTCTCTGGATTTTTCTTTGCCCACGCGCTGTTTATTTCTGCGTGTTTAGCTGTGTGCATCTTTTTCCACTGGGCCGATTTTACCAATTTGCACTCGTAACAGCTTCGATCAGAAACATCCCGCATGCACACGTGCCCATGTTTACATGGAGCGCCCGTAAAGTACTGTTTTTCTCCGGCCAAACGAGCCGCAGTCCATCTAATAATAGGCTGCGCGTCGTCCGTACGAACGGGTTGTGTCAATTTCATCTTTAGTTGTTCCAATTAGTCCCCCCTGTCTGAACCTAGATAGTGCCAGTGAAACGCAATCCACAAAGTCGTCATGCTCCCCAACGGGGAATGACGCAACTTCCTCGATAACTTCTCGCGCCCATCTAGTATCCGGAGCCCATACATTGCCTGATGCAAATATATCGGCAATTGCGTTAACCCGAACCACCTTATCGTTGCCCCTGCTTGGAGAAAACTCATCTACAGGTATACCCATTCGCCTAAGCTCTTGGATTAGGGGCCCGCCAGACGCTTTTTTTTCAACTATTAGGATGTCCGGCTCCCACTGTTTGTAGTGCTTGAGCGCCATTTCTTTCAAATCCGGAAACTCCATACGCTCTTTAAACGCATCCAGCAAAATAAGTTGCGGCCTATTGTCTTCTTCTTCGTTGTAAAACACACCCCAAGTTGTGCACGCTGAGTAGTCCGATGAAGTTTTTGTTTCAAACGCGGTGTCCCACGATTGTAGCACAATATCACATTTTGGCGGCTCATCGCTTTCCCACACACGCCACTGTTTGCGAGATATTATCGCTGCTGTATCTGACGTTGGCTGCTGCATGTACTGCGCATTCCAGTATCTAGGATCCATAGATGACTTGGCGGACTTGAGCGACTCCAGAGGCCATTGCTCGGGCCAGAGCGACTTCTCGTTCTCTGTGCCTTCGTTCAGGATGGCAGGCAACTCCACGATTTCCCACTGAGGGCTGTTCGGGTTCTTGACTTGGTAGTCGATCAGACGGCCTGTCAGGTCGAGTGGTCCCCAGCGGGTCATGACCACTATGATCGCACCGTTGGGCATCAGGCGCTGCAACGGCCCTGTTTGGAACCACGACCACGCCGTGTCGAACGCAAGGCGGCTATTGGCCTTAACGTCCTGCTCAGAGTGCGGATCGTCGATCATGAACAGGTCAGCACCCCGTCCAGCCAGAGCACCACCAACACCCGCCGCGTAGTACTGACCACCGGCCTCTGTTGACCACTTGCCCGATGCCTTCTGATCCTGTGCCAAGGTAGTGCCGGGAAAGAGTGCGTTGTAGTCCTCGTCTTCAAGCAAGTTCCTGACCCTGCGGCCAAAGTCTTCCGACAGAGACGCCGTATGCGTGCCCATGATGATCTTCTTGTTGGGGTCGTTGCCTAGGAAGTAGGCAGGAAATAAGTAGCTGCTGAATTCAGACTTACCCATCCTAGGTGCGATGTTGATAATGACGCGCTTCTTCTTGCCGTCAATGACATCCTGAAAAATCTTTGCCAGTTTGCGGTGGTGAGGGCCGACTTTGAAACCCGGATAGACCCGCTTGGCAAAGTCGATCATGTTTGTGCGCCCGTTGTGGAGTGCAGATCGCTTTTCACGCTCCTCAAGCATCTCCATCAACTCAACCTTCTCGACCAACGTCATGGTTGG